GCGGCGTCTGCAATTTTTGCCTCCGAAAACCAGAACTCAAACTGCACCGTCGGGTCATACACCGCAAGACGCGGTACCGCCGTTATCTGAAAATACCCCGGCGTCAGTTCAACACCGGCAGGCGCTGCCGGTGCGTTAATCCGGAACGTGGTGGTGGCGGGTTCGCCCTGCTGGCCATAGCTGTTAATCGCCCTGACCGTCAGGGTGTATTCCCCGGGAGGCAGGCCACTGAAACGGTGCTCCGTATCGGCAGTGATGGCGGTGGTCAGCAGGCGGCTGTTCTCACCGCTTCCACTGGTCAGGCGCAGACTGAAGCGCACGCCCTTCACCACCCTCGGCGTGTCCCATTTCGCCAGCGCCAGATACTGGCTGTCAGCCGCGCTCACCTCCACCGTCAGGTGCTGTACTGCCGGTGGGATAACGCTGTTCAGGGTGCCTGACTGCGGCTCAAAGCGGGCTCCGTTATCCACAATGGCTTCTTTTTCCGGTACGTGCTGCACCGCCGTGATGGCAAAGGTGCCGTCCGTGTTTTCCCGGATGGCCACACAGCGGAACAGGCGACGGCGCAGTGACGGCAGGGAGAGTCCCCACACCCCGTATGTCTCCACACCATCAGGCAGGGTACTGACCTGTATCCGGTCCGGCGCGGGGTGTGCGGTGATGTCCACACTCACCGGCTTACCGCTGCCGTTAATCAGGTTCACCGTCGATGCACCTGTCCCCGGAAGTGTCACTTCACGGTCCAGCGTCAGGGTGCGGGTGGCAGCATCAATGGACAGGACACGTCCGCCGGTCAGGGTTCCGGCATAGTCGTTATCACAGATTTCAATGATGTCACCGGGTGTGTGCCGCAGCCCCTGAGACCCGAGTGTGAAATCCACCGTCTGCGTTTCCAGCAGTTCGGTCTTTATCACCCACAGCCCGGCACGGTGGGCCTGACCGCGGCTGGTACAGCCGAACGCGTCCATCTTCAGCAGGTTGCGTCCGTAGCGCAGTATGGCTTCCGGGTCTTCCACCAGTTCCGTGGAGGTCTGCCAGCCGTTCTGCGGGTCGGTGTAATTCACCTCCACCGCCGTGTGCCGGTCCTTCAGGGCACTGAAGCTGTAGCGGAACCCCACGCCGTTATCATCCACCACCACATCGCTGTTGGTGTACGGCCACACCACATCCGACGTGCGGTCCTGAACGAACGTCAGCGTCTGACCGTTCCATACCGGCATACAGCGCATCGCAGAGCAGAAATCACTGAGAACGTCCCACGCCTTACGCTGTTGTGCCAGGTACGCATTAAAGGTCATCCGCGGCTCTGTGCCCCCGAAACCATCCGGGACCGTCTGGTCGCAGTACTGCCCGATGGCATACAGCGCCCACTTGTCCACATCCGCCGCTCCCAGGCGTTTTCCCATGCCGTAGCGCGGGTGAGTCAGCATGTCCCACAGACACCAGGCCGGGTTGTTGCTGTATGCCGGTTTCAGACTGCCGTCCCAGATACCGCTGTACGTGCGTTTTTCCGGGTCATAGTTTGACGGCACCTGGATGATGCGACCGCGGATATGGTAGTTCACCGTCATCTGCTGGCCACCAAACTGCTCCGCATCCACCTGCATCCCCACAATGGCCGTGTTCGGGTAGCACTGTTTCACATCGATGATTTCGGTGTATGACGACCACAGCGTTCTGTTCTGCAGCTGGTCCGTGGTGCTGTCCGCCGTCTCCCTGACCATCCGGATGTTAAAGGGGCGGGGAGGCAGATTATCCAGAATCACCGACGCCAGGAACTGCGAGGTGGTCTTGCCGTTAATGGTGACATCCTTTTCCGTCATCCATTTACCACCACGCTCAAGCTGAATCAGCAGGCGGACAGACGTCGGATTACGGTCACCCTTTGACGTGGTCTCCACCAGTGACTGCACCCCGAAGGTCACCCGCAGGCGGTCAATGTTCGCTGACGTAATGGTGCGTGTCACCGGTTTTGCCTTCGTCACCTCCACACCCAGTACAGTTTCAGCTCCGGAGGACTCAAAGCCTTCCGGTGGTGTCTGCTCCTGCTCCCCGGCACGCCAGACGGCGGTCACACCGTGTATCACGGGATTACCGTCCGTGTCCGTCAGCGGGGTTTTGTTCACCAGAATACTCTGCAGTCCCTTCACCGGACCTTCCACCGGTCCCTCACCAATGGCATCAATCACACTCATCATCTGCGTGGATTTGAGATTATCCTTCGCCTCACGCGGTGTGTGCCCCTTGCCGCCCCCTTTACCCACTCTGTCCCCCTCTCCTGTCTGATGTCTGAATCTGTTTATGCCCAAAAAACAACAGGCACCCCGGAGGATGCCTGTATCATGACTGAATAAAAATTCTGAATATCTTCACATTTTCACAAACTGACTGTGGCGCGTATAATTTCGCTGCGTTAGTGTTTTTTTTGCCCGAGTAACAAAAACAACTCCTTAACATTAATCTTCATTTGTCTGTCCCCGCAGCTCCGCGATCACTGCGGGATTTTTTTATGTTTTATCCCTGTCGACCAATAACCACCACCTTTCCGCCCCCGCCTTCATCACGGGTGCTGATGTCCTGAGAGATACGTCGTGAACCAACCAGCATTTCACCGTAGGGCACCGGCATCGGGTTGCCCTGGGCAATCATGTTGTCCAGTGAGGAAAAGTACGTGTTCTGTCTGCCGTTATCCGTTGCGCGGTAATCCGGTGTTTTTGCCTTCGGGGCCAGCATCTGTGCCACACCACCCAGAATCATGCTGGCTCCAAGTGAAAACAGCATCGTGGTGGCAGAAAAACCACCGGCTGCCAGGGCTGAACCCCATAACGCCATTGATGCCCCGGCAGTGAAGAAAGAGCCCACGATGGCTGCCGCCCCCAGCACAATCTGCAGTCCACCCTTTCCGGCCCCGGCCAGTCGCGGCACAATGTGGATGACCGTTCCCTCACCCAGTGGTTCGTGAAGACGGGCGTACACCGCCTCCGGTGCCGTGTCATCACCGGCAATACGTATCTGGTACCAGCCTTCGTTCATCTGACGGCGAAAGCCCGGCATCTGCATCGACAGGGCGCGGATGGCTTCCGCTGCCGTGTTCACATACAGGCTGAGGCGGCGGCCAAATCGTTGTAAATTCCCGTGAAGGCAGATGCGTGCCAGTGGCGGTGACGCCAGACAGAATGCGTTCGTCGTTGCCATTTTTCGGAATACCTCTCTCGTTTGCTCAGTTGTTCAGGAATATGGTGCAGCAGCTCGCCATCACCACAGTAAATGGCGGCATGATTCGGCACCGATGAACCAAAACAGCACAGCAGCACATCGCCCGGTTGTGCTGATGACAACGGCACCTGATACAGCCCTGTGGCCTCCAGATTATCCAGGTACAGGTTCTGGCCGTTGCGCCACCAGTCATCCTCGCGATGAAAATCCGGCATTTCAGTCCCCGCCAGATGATAAGCATCCCGGAACAGCGTGTAACAGTCCGTCACCCCGTGCGCAAAGCGCCGTCCTGTCAGATGTGGCACACAGCGGAATTTGTGAATGTCACCCCGGCAGACCAGCCACCAGGGCAGGGCACTTTTTATCTGCAGCCGCCGGTCAGCCTCGCTCAGCCAGGGCAGCCCACCGGGATGACTGTGGACCAGTGCCACAATCTCCCCCTGCATCTCTGCCCGCAGCCAGTCTTCCGGGGCAATACGAAAATATGCCTCAGGCTCTGCAGAGATATTCACACAAGGGATATACCGCTCCCCCTCCGGCGTGCTTATCACGAAGCCGCACGACTCCGCAGGCGCACACCGCCGGGCATGCGCCAGAATCGCTGATTCAGTCTGTGTCATAAAACAGGATTTACTGCGAAAGTTTATTGATGGAAAGGAAACCGCCAAAATTGCCGACATTCCTGCGCAGTTCACACCCGCGCATGCACTTGCTGCATCTGTCCTTACGGATATCCGTGGTGGGGTTGTCGAACTCATCCGCCACCGCAGGACCGTTATACCCGCATTCATCTCCCCGGTAATCCCACATACAGGTGTTCGCCAGCATGATGCGACCGGGAAACAGCGCACCGTCCGTCTCGGTCGGTGTCGCCAGCACAAACGAGGCCGTCATGGCTGTCAGCTCCGACATCTGCTCCACCACCCAGCGGTCACTCAGCTCCTGCTCCGGGTCCGCCTCCGGATTGCCCGCAACGAAATT